CAGTACCGACCTTATGAAGAACGAATTCACCCGCATTGATAGCGGCAATCAGTTCATTCTGCGTGTAGTCCACACCAACATCAAATTCACCGTCATAAACCTTGTTCTGACAGCTTCTATTGACCTCACACCCGGCTTCCGCACCAGTTACCCAATAAACAAGTGCGGCTGCACCAAAAGCGGCATCGGTAACAGAATTTTTCACATTGATAACACCGTAGTAATCGGCTGCCTTATTGTGAAGAACAAGCTGGAACTTGATACCCATTTCATCACGAAGCCGCTTCACGAAGGAAACAAACAGGTTCTTTGTGGTATCATCAGTTACCACAACGCCCATCGTGTTATAGGTATAAGCTTCAATCTTATCCAAGTACGCCTGATAAGCTGCGCCGTCCACCGTCTTATTTGTACCGCCAGTAAGCGGGGTAGAAGCGGTGACTGCAAGTTCAGCTTCCGTTTTGAACTTCACATACTTGTTCGGTACAAGATTAGAAGCTGCGGCAACTGTCTGAACATCAACTTCCGAAGTGCCAAGAATGGTTGTCACATCGAAAAGTTCATCGTTATCAGCGTTCTTCTGAATCACGATTTTCAGATCGTTGCCACGGGTGCCACCGTACAGGGCTTCCGCATAGGTATTACTTGCTTTTGTGCCACCACCGTTCAGGCGGTAAGCGTACAGGGTTCTTGCCCCAAGAAACAGGTCACGAAGCCCCTTCAACTTATCGTTGGTGTACTCATAGCCGAAGATTTCCATACTGTTCTTCTGAAAATTCCCATTGGTAACTTCAAAGACTTCCCCTTCCTTGCCCCAATCCAGTTCAAGGGGCATGGTTGCGATACCTCTATCAGAAAGGGTTGCGCTTGCGGCTGCTGCCGATACAAAGTTGATATAAGCACCGGGAAGGGTTTTATTCTGTGTAACAAAAGTTCCACCGCCCAAAGCCATCTTACTTCACCTTACCTTTCATAAAATCTTCAATCATTTGTTCAACGGTTTTCACCGTGAATGTTTCATCGTCGGGATATTTGGAAAGAACAGCGTTCAGTGCATCCCGCTTACCTCTGAAACGCTTTGCCGCAAGAAGCTGACTTTTTGAAAATTCATTTTCAATCTTTTCAGCTTCTTTTACTGCGGTTTTTGTGGTTTTCCTCACCGCCATTCCATCACCTTAACCTTTCACGGAAACAGCCTGTTCAATTTCTTCCATAGGCTGCGATTCACTTCTGCGATATACGAACATATCGTAATTCACAAAGAAGTTAAGCACCCCATCCACAATTTCATATTTCATTTTCGTACCATGCACCAAATCCCCGGTAACAGTGATCCATTCAAGGCAGAATTCCAACCGTTCCGCCACGGCATGACATTCAGCGTTCATATTCTGCTTGTCAGCCGGGAAGA